TCAACTTTAGGGTCTGACCCAGCCTTGAACAAAGAGAAACAGGTTGATTTAGCTTCAGCCAAAAGATAAGGCATCAGAGTATTGTCAAGATCAATGATGTGTCCATCTGTCTGACTAAAGGTTGGGTAGGTTGCACCAAAGGCTCTTACTTTAGATTGCTGAAGTGTTGACTCTACAGTTGCATCGTAGGCATCCATGATGATGTGGTAGTCATCGAAGGATGTGTAATAGGATGGTGCTTTATCATTAGAGACAAAGATGTCAATGCTACCTTCTACAGTCTCAACTAATAAACCTTTCTGGTTCATGTTATCTAGGAAGTACTCATGATCTACAAAAGTAATCTCACGAAAGTCTTTGCTAGCTACAGTCCCAATGTTGTAGTCAACACGTTCAATCTTTTTTGTATTGTCAGGGTAACGGAAATGGGTAGGACGTGATGAGTCAGCCAGTGCCGTTAGAGACATAAGTTTTTTGTGTTCAGGTATTTCTCTCGCAGAGATAATATTGTAGTAAGTATCTTCAACTACAGATGCAATCTGTTGAGCTTCAGTTGTATCTGAAATACTGTTGACTGCCTCTGAATCCATGTCGGAGAGGATAGACTGAACAACCTGTAGAAGCGTAGTTTTCATTATGAACGATCCAGTACTACTACGAAACGAAGTTTAGCTGTGTTGGTTGAACCACCGTTACTCTCAATAGTGATAAAACTATCTGCTGTAACTATATTATTAGATGCTGGTGACAAAGTATCTATATCACCTGCTGCTGAACCTGAAGCTGTAATTGTCAGGGTTCCCATTGAAGCACCAGCTGAGTTCTTTACTGTTACTATTGAATCAGATGAAGAGATAGACGCTTCAAGAACTGTAAGAACTTTAGATACTGTCCCTGCAAATGGAATAGGAACATAAACTTTTTCTACTGATGAGACATCTTCTAAATAACCTTCGATAGATAATTCAATAAGAGTTTGTTTAGCTGTCCAAGCACCTGATCCAGAGCCATTAGCTACATAAACATCTCCACTGGTTGCTGTAGCAACTCCTTTAGGTTCATGAAGGTAAGGATCAGTAAGTGAACTGTGATTTACGTTAGCCATCTATAGCCCCTGCATCAGTTAAGATATGATAACATATTTTATCTATCTTGTCAAGAAAAAAGTAAGGATGCCCCTAAAAAACTTTAGGGACACCCTAGTGTTTTATGGTTCGATGTATTCGATAACCAACTTGGCTTCACCAGCAGTATAGGCTGCTGTGCCATAGTAAGCTTCGATATAAACATCGGTTGCACCAACAGTTGCTGTACCGCCTACGAGAGCACCGTCACAAGCTACTGCTTTGTTGGCTCCGATAGCCGCAAGAGCAATAGCATCGTCGATACCATTGGCATCTACAACAGAACCGTCTTGCTCATAAGCACCGATTGTCAAAGTAGCTGCACCACCTGAGGTGAAAGCTGAAGTGACAACAAGGTTAGCTGAGACAATGAACGAACCTGCTGGAATGAAAGCATCGTTATCTTGGGGAGTAGCGGCAGCAGAGGGAAGCTCTGTACCAGTAAGCACCATTACGAGGCTTTTTGTAGGAGATACTGCTGTACCTCGTTTTGCTGGAGTACCTGCATCACCTGAGGCAAGGATTTCCAGACCGTCTGCGTTAACATAAGACATAAGTTATCCCTCCCTTATGATATTGTTGTCAATGAGACAACTTGAACCATGTTCTCAGGACGGTACAACTTGACACCGTAACGAGCCGTAGTTACGAACTCATGACGCTGGTGGTCTTTGTTGTAGTCATAGTCAACTTCTGGCATCTGACGGAATGCACCCACGAATGGGTTTACAGACTGATCCGCAGAGAAGAACAAGTTAACTTTACCGCCAGATACGTCTGTATCGGTAGAGCCATTGCGTTCTAGGATCGTGTCACCTGCAAATGCGTCAGGCAAGAAGTTAGAACAATATACATCGAAACCGTATACGTTTGCTACGAAGCGCATACCAGTTGCGATACCGTCACGAACAATACCTTCGAAACGTGGGTTGTTTGACACGTTTACAAGGTTGCCAAGAGAGTTCAGTTGGAACTCTACTGATGGGTCAACAATAGCGACCAGATTGTTGTCTGGTACGTGTTGTTTCTTCAGAGCATAACGAGCATACGCAAAGTCTGCGAGTTCGATTACACCTGCGTTACCACCAGAAATACGCATGTTAACACCGTTGAGAGCACGGTTGCTGTTTTCGTTACCTGCGTCAGCAGCAGCAAAAGTAGTTGTCTCAAAGTGTTCCATGATTGAACGTTCTTGTTCAGGAACGAAACGAGACATCAACTCGTTAGCGTAGAACAAGTCTTGTTCAGCTTTCTTGGTCATGTAGGTAGCTGATGACAAGTATTTGTCAATCGTAAAGGTGAAGTTACCTGTGTCGAGTGGACGGTACGTTACAGCACTGTCCTCTACATAGTTATCGACCTGCGCCTGTCCGATAGATGGAATGTTGAAGGTGTTACCATCTGGAAACCCGTCAAGCATACGCACATATCGTTGTGCCATCATTTCCTCACGCAGAATCTCTTTGAGTTCTGTTGAGTAAACTTGAGCACGTTGCAGGAACGATGTGTTAGAAGTGGTCATAGCCATTTTCTAAGTTCCTTTCAATTATGCACCAAACTTTTCACCAAGACGAGATTTGTCCTCGAACATTTGTTGTTGCGTCTTGGCTGAATAGTACAAGTTACGATTTTCCCTACGGAGTTTTTGGTAGTAATCGAAATTACGTTCCGTAGAGGTCTGCATATTGACACCTTCGGTGCGTACAGAACCTTGAGTCAAAGGACTAAAAGGTTGCTGTGGTTTTTCACCGATTAGAGCAAAGAAAGCATTTGGAGATTCGGCAGCAATGTCACGCATACGTTCCAAAGACATACCTAACTGTGAGGCTTTCTTTTCGATTTCAACCTTAGCTTCAGTGCCAAAGGTTTTTTCTAGCTCCGCATCAACTTGAGCAAGATTACGTTTAATAACATTCTCTTTTTCTCGTTGAGTAAGTGTCTGTTCAACTAGGCTCTTCAGGTTTTCCTCACTAACACTTGCAGTGGTATTCTGATTATTAGTGCTACTTTTATCTTGAGACACTCCAGAGTTTGCTGTAGTAGAATCAGCGGCCTTACTCTGAAGTTGTTCGAAAACTTCCCTTTGGTACTCTGACTTTTTGAGGTCTTCTTTCATTTCTTCAAGTTGAGCCTCTAAGTTCTTTATGTAACCATCAGCTTCTAGTTTGCCTTTGGCTAGTACCTCTGGGTCTTTCCAGTTTTCTCCCTTAGTCTCTACGAGCTTCTGTAAGTACGAATCCTGTGGTGGGGCTTCTTGTACTTGTTGCTCTACCTGAGTTTGGTCTGTGGTTTGACTCTGCTCAGAAAATACCATAATTTTATTCCTTGTCTAGGTTGATAATATCAAGCACCTTGGTTAGTGCTCGGTTGTAGCCGATACGATCAGCTTGCTTGTAGGCCCATGAGGGACTGTCATAGTCAGCCTCTGGTCCTGTATCCTTGAGCATAGGCTCAAGTATTTCTCTGAGTCGGTCTAAGCTTTCACGGTTTGACAAGATTTTTTGTCGTAGCTCAAACTTTTCCTCAGGTGTTTTGCATTTAGAAAACCAATAGGACTTCATTATTTATTTCTTCATCGGTTTCTTTTTCTTTTCCATTGGCTTCTTAGTCGTGTTCTTATATGGTTTGACTTTACCTTTCATATAAGGCATCTTAGAGTCCTTTCTCAATTGCTATCTCTTGTTCTTCTTGGAGTTGAACTTGAGCTTCGATTGTCATTTTCTCAGTTTGCATTTGCTCACTGATAGCAATGTTCTCAGCAAACAGGGTGGGTTCACCTAGTTCATCAGCTAGGATACGAGCAAATTCTTTACCTGACATATGCACAGCTATGGCAGGATCAGCTAGTTTGAGTTGATATAGCTGAGTAATATTCTGTACTCTCTGTGCTCTTTCAGCAAAGTGTCTAGCACCCATAGGTACTATCTTACCGTTAGCCTTGATGTCTTCCTTGGTAATCTCTTCAAAGAAGAAGACACCAGTATCCTCGTTGAGGACTCTGATAGTATCGGCATAGTCCATATTACGTCTAGCTGCTTCGAGCATAGCGTTGAGGATTGGCTCTAAGAAAACTCTTTCGAAGTGTGCAGTCTTATGCTGGAAGATACGACCTGCTGCTGTCATCAATTGGTTTACTTCGAAGGCTGTCTTCTCACCTGCACTACGGATACCCATAGCCTCCCTTGGTGCACCTGCCATCATCTCCATCTTGGCTTCTAGGTTTTGAATCTGGAAGTCAGCATTGAGTGCTGTTGCATCAGGTACTAGATACCCTACGTCACCTTCTTCACCTATGTATATACGGGCTGCTGGCTCAAAGTCAAAGTCTTCTACGTCACCTCTGATTTTAAGAATGGGATAGGCTATCTGATCGAAGACATCAGCCTTGAGGTTCTCTAGGTGGTCAATGCGATATTGCATACCTACTAGGTTATCCAATGGTCCCATTGCGTAGAGGTTATCAGGACGGTCTCTCCAACCTGCATGGAAGACAGAAGCCTTACCTAACCAACTAGGGTTCTGTTC